GCCTAATTACTGGGAGTTTATAATTAAGAAACCAGTACCACATGGAACTGAACGTAAGGGTCAAAGAGCAACATTAGTTGAAGTGGAGAAATTCACAGAAGTTGATGATTTCTTGGCCTGGTTTTCGAAAGTTTCAATTGAACATGAACGTATCCAAAAATTGATTGGAAGTAGTTCTCTTAATATGAGCGGAATCAAATTGTGTAAACAATGTTTTCGCTCAGAAAAGAAATGTGTTTGTCTTCAAACTCAGTGTCTTTCGTTTTATGAACGATCGAAGAAAAGTATTGTAGATAGGTGTGTATCATATTTGATGCCACCCATTGAACGATCTTTAACACGTGAGGGATACCGTGCGATGGGATTAGATAACCAGCGCATTGGTGTTGCTGAGAGGAGACTCGTTGAAGCTTGTTCAGGAGATATCATGTCCTTAGAGGATTTTGATGCTCCTGAATTTGACGAGATAAGTCGTCTTCAAGCCATGAAGCGATCTTTTCGCATAATGGGCGAGAAAGTTCAAAACCATATTGGTAATCCTACGATAATTGCAACAGTTATTGCTGCATGTGCAGTAATTGGTGCTGCCTATAAATTGTACACCTTCTTTAATGTAGGTTATGATGAACAAGGCAGCAATCTCTCCAAGGAGATAGGATCAAAACCTGTGGGCAATGATGAAACCAACAATGTTTGGTTCCGTGATGATTATGAATTATCGTCATTTGATGTGAGTTCACTATCTACATCATGGAATTCTTTATCAGAAGCCCAGGTGGTTGATAGACTGTCCAAAAATGTAATTAGTATAGTTGCAGGTTATCACAGTTCAAAAGAGGATCGGCTGATGGTACGTCTAGGACGTGCTGTTTGTTTAGCTGGTCACATCTATATGACAAATAATCACAATATGCCCTCTGAGGGGGATATACAATTGCAACTCATTGTAGATAAAGCTAGCGTGGGCATAACTCGTAATATAACAGTGCGCGTCACCCAAGGAGAGATCTTTCGATTTCCCAAGGATGATGTGTGCATTTTCCGATTACGGTGTTTGCCAACAAGAGCTGATATAACATCACTTTTTGTGACTGGTAAAGCTCGATTTAAAGGTAATGGTGTCCTTATAGGACGCACCTTTGATGGAGCAGTTCAACAAAATCCTCTTAGGGCTATGTGTTATGGTGGTAAATTAACTGCCTCTAATGGTTGTTCTATTGAGGAAACATGGAAATACAATCCCACAGAACCCACAGTGTTGGGGGATTGTGGATCACTTGTGGTGTGTCTTAGTGGTATGGGACCTCTTATTAGAGGTATTCACGCTTTGGGACAACCAGATAGATGTTTTGGTGCGTGCGCCATCATCTCGCGAGAGATGGTGGAATCGTATATTAAATTATTTCCGGAACCACTAGTCGTATCCAACGCTCCACTGCTTAGTAGTGAGAGCGCTGAACGTGAGGTTTCAGATCTCCATTCTAAATCCGTATTTAGATATATAGAGCAGGGAACTGCTAATGTCTACGGTTCATTTGGAGGATTTAAACCCACCCCAAAATCACGAGTTGTGCCAACTTTAATTCAAGCTTCTGTATTAGAAGAGGGATATGAAGTTAAGCATGATAAACCTGTGATGAAAGGATGGGGACCTTGGCGGAAAGCTGCTGTTGATATGGTAAAACCCGTTACTCAGATGGATGTTACCGTTCTTACGGAGTGTAAACAATCTTTTCTGGCAGATATTCTTAAAAATCTACCTAAAGACCAAC